AAGGACGCAACCCCGGTTCAGGATCTATTCAATCAGGAATTTTCTGTTAGCTTTAGAATGACTGATGGATTTGTAAATTATTGGATTATGCTAGATACGATTTTGAATTTCCAAAATTTCAAAAACGAGCAGCTCTATGTTCCAACTTTGCCACTCCGTTTTTTGAACACAAATGGTGATATTTTGGTTACGAACAACTTCGAAAACGTTATAATTAGCTCCATTTCGGACGTTCAGCTCAATTACACACAGAATTCACCCCAGGTCAGCACATTCAGTGTCGGCTTCAAAAGTAATTTCATGCACATCCAACTTCACATGGATCAAAAAGTTACTGGGTAAGAGTTTAGATATATAGTAAACAAATAGAAATAAAAGCAAGACAATGAAAACGTTTTCCCAAATACAGAGACTTAATGAAATGAAGTACGGACAACCTTTGTACGACGAGAAGGATCTGATGAAAAACCATCTTATCACTGCAGCAGGAAACGATGTAAGAGTATTGAACGACATCGTAGCTTGTTTAAGTGAGGATCAGATGAAGAAGTGTTACGATAAACTTGTTAAAGAATACGCTTTCACTGGCAAACAAGGTGAAAACGTACCAAGCAAATAATGAATGTCTGGTCTCGTTGGAATAATCTATGGCTGGGATAGCTCCGGTAAGACCCTATCGGTTTTAATTAATCCCGATTTGGTTACAACCACGGAATCTACTTCTACGACTTTCTCTATCGTTTCTAAAGCTGTTAACTCCACGGTTGATCTATCTGTGACCAACCCCGGTCATGAAGCTTATGGTACTGCTTATAATTTTACTGGTCCGGCGGGAAGCGGTGATTTTATGAATTCATCATGGCAAAAAGCTGTTAACAATACAACATCAACACAAACGTTCATCTTTTTAGATTTCGCTTCTCAAGGTTACATCACGCAGAAAAGAATTTTAATATATCCCTAAGATAATGGAATATGTTCAATTCATACTGAATACAAATAGTTCGGGACAGAACACTACCCAATCATTCCCGCTGGAAGCAATTTCGGAGATATATTCAACCGAGGATGCTGTGGTCCTATTTTTCGATTCAGTTTCTGCAACTTTAGCTGGTGAGATAAACAGTAGAAAATACTATTACGGAACTAGAATTACCCTTTTCAAAACTGGAAATGGCAACAATATTCTTGGTGGTTTATTAAACGCTCTATCTAAAGCTTATTGGTCCGATGCTGTTTTCCCTACCATTATAAATTTAACACAACTTACAAATACCATAACCGTTGAAGATATTGTTGGTTCTAGCTATCCTGCGGGAGGAACCGGCGCATTCATGCCATGCGGGTCATTTTATGATACAACATCACAGCTGAGCGGTGGTATAACTGCTGCTAATATTATTACATTTAACACCACGACTATAACCAATGGCGTTTATGTGACTGGCGGATCCAGGATGACCGTACAGTATCCCGGAATTTATAATATCCAATTCTCCGCACAAATAGACAAAACGGATAGCGGTATCGATTTCGTAGATCTTTGGCTCTCTAAAAATGGAGCAAACCTCCCCGATAGTAACACCTCCCTGTACCTTCCTGGAAATAACGCTAAAGTGGTTGCCGCATGGAACTTCGTGATCGCGGCTTCGGGCGGAGATTATTTTGAATTAGTTTGGTCTTCGACCGACGAAGATGTTTTATTGTATTATCAAGGACCTACCTCAGGTCCATTACGTCCGGCAATCCCCTCTGTCATTGCATCGGTGACCTGGGCGGGAGCTACAGCTTAAATTGTAAAAATTCGCATGAACAACACCTGCTATATAGGAATAGATTTTTCACTCAACTCCCCAGCTTTTTGTATAATTACTGAAAAAGAAACAATGTGGGGCAGTTTGACCCGCACGGATAGGACCTCCGAATCTCTAAAAAAATCTAAGGACAAGCCCTATGCCATTTTGGATGGATTTGAACAGTTCGATCTTTTCTTTCTTGATAAGAAGGAATTGCCGGATGATTACAGTCAGAAGGAAAGGGTTAAAATCGCATACTTTCAGGAGCTTGTTGAAGTTTTCTGGAATAAAATACTAAGCCATGTAGACGTAACCAACGCTTACGTAGCTATGGAAGGACTAAGTTTTATGTCGGCTGGAAATGCTCTGATAGACATTTCCATGGCCACCGCTTTGATCCGAAAAAAAATCATTGACTCTATAGATAGCGAGAGGTTCCACGTTTTTTCGCCAACAGAAATAAAAAAATTCGCCGGAAAGGGCAACTTTAAGAAGGATGAGATGTATGATTCTCTAATAGCTTCCAAAAGAATTCCCTTGCTCTGCGACATACTTGAAAAAAATCGAAACAATTGGATAACCCCATCTCTACAGATTAATAAACCGGTAGACGATTTAGTTGATGCCACATGGATATCACTCTTTTTAAAAGACATCGTTGAAGGAAATTTTGAACAAATTGAAACCAAAAAGAAAAAAACAATTAAAAAGAAAACAACAAAAACAAAAAAAATTGAGAAATTATGAGTAATTTAAATGACATCTTCAATCTGAGCAACGACATGTTCGTTACCCAAACACAACAAAAAGAATCAAGAGATCTTGAATTTTACAAACCCTATGCTGAAAATGGCAAAGATGGCGTGTACAAATCCCTGATCAGATTCGTTCCGAATCCTGTTGAACCTGCTAAAAGCAAAATCCACAAGTACTATGTGTATTTGAAAGATCCCGTTACCGGAGACGCTTTTTCAGTTGATTGTCCTAGCACAGTAGGAAAGAAAAGTGTCTTGAAAGATCTTTTCTGGAAGCTAAAGCAATCCCATTCGGCAGCAGATCAAGAATTATCAAAAAGCTTCTCACGTAAAGAAGATTTTTATTCTTTGATCCAAATCGTGAAGGATCCTAATAAACCCGAATTGGAAGGCAAAGTGATGCTTTGGAAATTCGGTAAGAAAGTAAATGATATGATCGAATCTCAGTTAAAGCCTGAGTATGGAGAAGCTTGCAATCCTTACGATCTTTTTGATGGTAAACTTTTCGCTGTCCATGTAAGAAAGGTTGGCGATTGGAACAACTACGATCTTTGCCAATTTATCGGCGAAAGAACTTCAATCGAAGTTGAGGGTCAAAAAATGCAGAAAAAACAGGACGACATGGAAAAGATCGTTGAGTATCTTAAGACCGGTCCTTCTAACCTAACAAGTTTCGATTATAAAGATTGGGATGACGAATTGACCGAGAAAGTTATGACGGTTATTCGTAACACAGTCCCAGACGGTAGGTTGATCAACGAGATCACAAGCGGAGCAAGCAGTCAAAAATCTAGCTCTTCGTCTTATTCCCAGCCTAAACAAAATACATCTCCATCAGCACCCGCTAAAAATGAGACTAAGGAAACCGGCATTGACGATTTCTTTAACTCTTCAGAAACACCAGCGGCAAAGTCACAGCCATCTAATTCAGGCTCGAACAGCGATGATAAGATGTCTTCTCTCGAGGATTTATACGCTGATTTATAATTCTGATTGTTCATCGAAAAGCCTGCCCTTCAGGGTGGGCTTTTTTTTCCCCTAATGATGGATATTAACAGAGTTCAATCGCTCGTACAGGATATTCTAGCCAGCGAATTTCCTAATGATGCGAGAAGGCAAAAGGTCTATGTCTCCGGAAATAGACTAAACTTCTCCTGTCCTTATTGTGGAGATTCAAAATCAGGTCACAAGAAAAGGGGTAATTTCTATCTGGATACGCTTAGTTTCAAGTGCTACAATGGTGGATGCTCTATATTCAAGGATGGCATAACTTTCCTGAAGGATTTTAGAAAATTTGATAATCTTAATTCTGGTGAAAAGACGGATATACTTTTCCAGATACGTGAGAACAAAGAAAAGAGGGTAACCAGATATGGTGATTTTGATGTTTTTGAGGTATTGGATGGTGATTTTAGCGATATTGTAATTCCTAGATCTTTCCTGATGAAAAAACTTTCTCTCGTTTCCGTCATAGGAACAGAGATTGAAGGGTATATCAGATCCAGAAATCAAGTTCCAGATGATAGGTTCCTATGGGATGCATACGGAAAGAGAATATTCATTCTGAATCTCACAAAGGATAAAAACATACTGGGTCTCCAGACAAGAAACATGGAAAGCAGATATCCCGGATCTTCCAAATATCTGACCTATAAGCTTTCTGGAATCTGGACTAAAATGCTAAAAGCAACGGATAGTGAATTCATAGAAAAAACTTATCGGCTAGATCCCATTTCGAGTATCTTTGGGATAGGTACTGTTAATCTATCACTACCGGTTACAGTGTTTGAAGGACCTCTCGATTCTTTCCTTTATCCAAACTCGATTGCAACATGCTCTGTAGAAAACAAGGTTCCTTTCGAGATGGATGGACTCCGATTCTGGGATGACTGGGACGACGCGGGAAGAAGTAAATCAACCGAAAGATTAATGAATGGCGAATTTGTATTCAATTGGGGGAAATTCTTAGCTGACCATTCCATATCGACTAATGGGAAATGGGATTTGAATGATCTGGTGAATTATTTAAGATCCACCGGGACTAAGATAAAAAGATTCGAAGGATACTTCACAAACGATAAATTGGATATTAGATGGTTTATAGAAGGATAAATAGAAGAATAGTTTCTGTAATGGAACACGAAGGAATAGATGCTCAGAACAATTGGGAGGATTCGCTTGAGAAAGATTCTAAGCCGAAGTTCAGATTCCCACTTTTTTTCAGCGAAGAAAAATTTGACAACATTAAATTAGAATTTCCGGTCCCTGAAATTAGAGAGCCGGAGAAGCCACGTAATATGAACAAAGTAAAAACCATACAGTTGGGTAAAAAAGGTAAAGGAGGATTATTCTGATGACCGAAATAAAAGAGGATTTTTCTAAAATTTTTGATGATGAAAGAGCTGAGTGGACTGAGAAGATCAAAGTCTATGCTCTTCACCTGAAAGATATAAGGACCGTAGCGACAGCCCAGGTTGATCTGTTCGGAGCCCGCCAAATACTGCTGGAGTATTCGTACAAATTGGCTAAAATATATTCCAGGCTGAATACCAAATACAAAACTGACAAAGCAAGAAAACTCCGTGAGATCAGCGAGAATGCGGATTATAAATACGGGAGTAATGAAAAAACAATGATCCTCGACGGCTTACTCAGCGAGATAGTTTCCAAGATGGAACTAGTTGATGGTCATAGAAAATTTATAGATCAAACAGTACAAACTGTTGATCACATGCTATACGGCATACGTCAAAGAATCGCTCTGGAGGAATACCTCCGCGGCAGCACAGTAAAGTAATTTTATGCTGAAATTCGTAGTAACAGATGATAGAAAATGGTTGCAGCTCGTTCACTTCGACGAAGAAGTGGAGAGGAAGCAGATTGAGCTTTCTTTAACTAAAAAAATACACAATCACTTTTTTCATCCCCTTGTGAAGAAAAAATTGTGGGACGGGGCTATTTGCTTCGTCGATAAGAAGGGACCGCAGTGGCGTGTTCCGATTGGTCTATGGAGGGAGATCCTACAGATTGCAGAAGACTATTCTTTAACTATTGAGGTTGAAGGTAAAAGCAGAATATTTCACAACGAATTGACCCTGGAGCATTTTACGAATTGGGTAAACAAATTTTTTGAGGACTCCACTTATAAGCCTAGAGACTATCAAATAGATTCCGCATGGAGAATATTGAAATATAGGTATTCGGTCAGCGAGATCGCTACCTCCTCTGGAAAGACATTGATCTCTTTTCTTGTTCTGGCTTATCTAAAGTCGAACAATCTGATCAGAAAATTCCTGATGATCGTACCTAATACAAACCTCGTAATCCAAGGAACAGAGGATTTCGTAGATTTCGGTTTACATAAATTGGGATGCAAAATCCAGCAAATAGGTGGTGGAGCAAAGCAGCGTGGTGACTGCGATATTATCATAGGAACATATCAATCACTTGTTAAATTTGATGAGGAATTTTTCACCGAGATTGATGCGGTTTTTGTCGATGAGGCACACGGTACATCATCAATGTCGATCAAGAAGATAATATCAAAATGCTTGGACTCCGGATGGCGTTTCGGATTAACCGGTACCCTAACTAAAAGAGGATCTGCTGAATACCTAACTATCCAGCAATTTCTGGGTCCATTGGTTATGGAGATTACACCTAAATTTCTTTTCGATAACAATTATGCAACTCCGGTTTCGGTGAAAGTTGTGATTATGGACTGGCTAGATGACGAGATCAAAAATAAATTAGCCGATCTAAAATTAAACTCGAATAACATTGAGGGAAATGAAGTTTACAATCTCGAACGAAAACTGGTGATCGAATCTAAGAAAAGACTTGATTTCATTGTTGATTTTATAATTAAGGCCAACAAGAATTCGTTGGTTCTTTTCCAGTCGGTTATGAATGAATACGGTAAGCAGATATTTCACAAGATAAGAGAATCTAGCCAAGGCAAGGAAGTATTCTATGTGGATGGAGATACGGAGGAGAAAATACGGGAAGAATATAAATCAAGGATGGAGAAAGGCGACAACAAGATACTGATTGCCACCTATGGTACTTTTTCAACTGGTATTTCGATTAAAAACATCCATAACATCTTTCTGGTAGAATCATACAAGAGCGAAGTGCTAATTAAGCAGTCTTTGGGAAGAGGTATGCGTCAGATGGAAGGCAAGGAGAAAGTTAATGTAATCGATTTCGTTGATGATTTCTCTAGCGGCAAGTACGAGAATTATCTGATGAGACATTCCAAGGCAAGGATAGACATTTACAAGAGGGAAAGATTTGAATACAAGATATTCAATGTGAAATTGTAAAATCCGATATATAAGTCTACCCAGATTATAAAAATCTTGAAGACTCATACAATGGAAAATCAATCACTAGCACATATTAATCCTCAGGAGATGATTTTTGGAAGCATTGTATTTTTCAGTGGAGAAGTTCCTTCGAAAATCCTAAATGGCGAAGAAGGGGTTATCTTCCTCACCAAAGAAGAGGAGATCGGTGAATTCATCAGGAATGACAAGTCTTGGGAAATGTGGATCGGCGGTGAGCTTCAGTATAAACTTGAACCAGCGATCTATGATTTTATTACCAGAGAGATTAAAATCTCTTCTTTATCTGATTCTAAGCAAACAATAAAGGAACTTCTTTTGAATCCAAATATACAATATAAATCTAAAATATTTCTTTCCATAATTTACGATCAACTCCTCAGAATGATAATATTTGGTAACAATAACGGGATTCATAAAATGGATACTCTTCCATTTGCTATAGCTAAAACTAAATGTGGGATTTTCATATCTTGCTTAAATTAATATGTCTGGGATAAATCACTTATACGATATCTACAAAAAGAAAGGTGAGGATTTCCTCAAGGAATTATTCAACTCTGAAGTTACCATCAACGAAAAGATGGATGGATCATGCTTCAGCTTTGAAAAAACACCATCCGGAAAATTCCTATTTTTCAAAAGAGACCAAAGCAGCCCTATAACTCTGGTTGATCGTACTTTAATGAAGTACTACGAGAAACCGATTCGCTATGTCGAATCTCTTCCACCTTATGTGATTTCTAAAATCCCAGTTGGCTGGAGATTTGGTACCGAGTATTTCTCATCATCCAAACCGCAGGAGATTGAATATGACGAGCTTCCTAAGAATAATCTAATTCTTTCTTACATTCATAAGAGAGATCAGAATGGGAATATCGTTGAGACCATCCACGACAAGGAAAAACTCGATCTTTGGGCTGAGGTCTTAGGTATATCTAAACCTCCGATTGTTTTCCAAGGTAAATTGAGCGAGGATCAAAAACAATCCATTTTGGAATTTGTTAATACCCCTCTTTCCGATCTCGTTGAAGAATTTCAAACCAAAAGTTTCGTGAGATTCATTCTTTCGATCCTCAATCCGGAAATGGAGAAAAGCACACTTAACAGCGATTTGGATAAACCCATAGAAGGATTGGTTTTTAGATTCGGAAACGAGGAAAAAGATCCGGTAGTAGCCAAAATGGTAGATCCTGTTTTTTCAGAAATTGCCCGGTCAAAAGAACCCATCGGTGGACACAAGAAATCAAATGATATCCTGGCTATAGTGGTTTTGGATGTGATGAATTTTATACTCAGTAAAGGATTAAAATCATTTTCCATTGAAGGTGAAACCGACGACGAAAGATACGTTAGCTTCATCTCTGATGTTTTTGTGAAATTCATGAATGAGTATTCCGATCGCTACCAAGGTATGGATCTCAATGAGCCAGAGCATCTGAAAAAAGAGGAATTCGGACTTAATTCAGAAATGCTAAAATCCAGAGCAGCAAGAAAATGGGTTCAGGAAGACGATTCTTTTGAAAGCCTATTCAAGCTGATCTTAAATTCTTTCCGCAAAATCAGAAAGAAGCCCGGCAGCATTGTTACACCAGACATGCTGGGTCAATTCAACATTTTGGTTAAGGATATTGAAAAATACGTAAGAACTCCTGAAAAAGCTATCACCGAATCTGAAATAGAGTTCACAGATTTCTTGAGCTTCAGACAGAAGTATATTAATGAGAAAGTAGATTACCTGACAGAGGAAGACGATGAAAATTCTACTTCCGATAAATTTATCGATGCGATAGAAAGTCAGGATAAAGAGAAGACCAAAATTTTAC